GCTCCTTACTTCTGCAGTACTTCTCTTATTTTGGATCGGGGGATCCAGAGAAGTAGGGATCTACGTGCTGGGAGGATCGCTTTTGATCCTTACGTGGCATATCGCCGTATTCAGCATGGCAGCTCTGGTCCTAAGGGCCGGCTGGTATGGGGTAGTCCGTTGGCAACGACGATATTGGCTGCGTCGTTTGCGAAAGCAGCGTACAAAGGACTCGTCCGGAGACACTGTTTTGCCTACGGATATCAGAAGGCTGAAGTCGGAGCATACCTTTCGGAGTTTCAAGCGGTAGCGAAGAGGGTGTATTGCCTCGATTTTTCAGGCTTTGACTCATCGGTCCCTCCCTTTATCATTGGGGACGCTTTCGAGATTGTGAGGTCACACCTCCAGCTCGATGCAGAAGAAACCGACCTGTTCTATCGGTTGACAAATGATTTCATCCACTCCAGGATCATTCTTCCAGATGCTAGTATGTTTCAGAAGCATCGTGGTATCCCTTCGGGGTCACCATTCACGTCTATCGTGGGAAGTATCTGTAATCTCCTCATCCTCAACTACGTTTGGATTCGTCTGACGGATGTTGCGGTACGGGAAAACAGAGTGCTCGTCCTTGGTGACGACTCGGTCGTGGCGACGAACTCGAATGTCAGTCTAGACGACATAGCTCGAGTAGCTGACGAGCTAGGCATGGAAGTGAGTGTTTCTAAGAGTAAAGTTGCTACTCAAGGAAACAGGGTGGAATTCCTGGGTCACGAGTGGGAGAATGCACGCCCACACAGGCCAAGGAGAGATGTCGCAATTAGACTCGTTTTCGAGGAAAAGCATCGTCCTCGAGATGTGTCTATGACGTTCATGAGGTTGTACGGGTTTACCTCGGATTGTTTCGAGGCGTACGACATGGTGATCGAGATTATCCATCGCCCAGGGATGGACATCTCAGATTCTCTCCATAGGTTAGCAACCATGGCACGTGGCTCACCGATGGATTTGGGTGAACTAGGCATCGGTCGTCTGAGGTATTTGATTTCTCACGAACCTGAACTACTGCCACATGGTCTAGATGTCAACGCTAAGTTGGCAGCAGTAGGGATTAAGTAC